TTTAACATCTATAGTAATATAGACTATGTAATGAGTATAACGCTACTAATCAATATAAAGTAAAAAATTTAATAAATAATTTTTTTTATTGTTGTTTAAATGTTGATAGTCTGCTACTATCGACATAGATATACTACTATCATCTATAGTCTATATAGGTCTATAGTCAATTTCATATACTGTATACGTACTTAGTCACTAGATTTATAGATAGGGAATAGGTAAGAATGAAGTGCGAATAGATAGGCTACTCTCTGCCCGTTATCAATTCTAAATAGGGGTACGGGTACTCTCTCACTGTCATAACGCTATAACCTGGCATAGGTTACTTAGAATCGGGATAGGACAGATTGCATAGATTGCACGCTTACTGTTTGCCCTTTGAGTTGGGCATGACCTCGGTGAGGTGCGCACCCCCTTCCGAGTCCACCCCAAAAAAAATTACAGTTTATTGAGCGTGGTTGTGTTGTCGGTTAAGTTCACGCTTTGATGAGCGCAATAGAACTTACGACTTAACACCTTGTCTTTATTGAATATATTGAAGGTTGTCCACATTGGACCAGTGGCTACACCTTCTATGTGTTTGCAGCCATTGGACAGAACTCCGATGTCAGTGACCGTAAAATGGTGGTCTAAAGTGCATGGAACAAGCCCTGTAGGGTAGGTTGTAATGACTTTATAGCCCTCATTTGCTAAATCCCGTACCCGTTTGTTAAAGAACTCTGGGGTGTAATCCCGAAGCTGGTTGCTTTGAGGGGGAGAATTGATGATGAGGTAATCAAACTCATAGCGAAAAGGGGTGTTTAAGGCGGGGTACTCAAAAAGTAGATCTTCCCTGCAAGCCATAGGAGAAGGTAATTCAAGGAGGTTAGATAGGTGGTCAAACCATTCTAGATGAAAGTTAACCCAATCATGCTGTAGGGGATGGTTGTAAAAGTAGTTATCCCTACCAATCCAAGCGTTTACTGTGCCAGGCGGAATACTTAACCCTTGCAAGCTAATAGGAAGGTCCTCAAGCAACGGGGTTAGTTGGCTGTGGTGCATTGGATTACAGTGGTGGGTGAACTCAAGGTCGGGGTTATCCTTGCAAACCCTACGCAGATAATTAAGATGAACTAGGTTATCCCCTAGATGATATTCATTGTATGTGTGTATCATGGTAGTGTATGATGAGTTAAGTTATAAGGAGAATAGCATGACTATTGAAGTAGAAAAAAATATTCCCATACCCCCTGAGAAAAAGCGCAATGTGTACCCATATAAGGTTATGGAATGTGGGGAAAGTTTCTTTATCCCACAGGGGAAGATTCAAATTGTCTGTAATGCCAACTACCGTACAGGCAAGCAGTTAAATAAGAAGTTCATCGCTAGAAAAGACAAAGAAGGAGTGCGAGTATGGAGAACGGAATAAACAACAAGATGGAAACCGTAGAGCAATATATCTCTAAAGCAGACGATCAGGCAAAGAAGATGTACATGGATCGGATCTGGCGAATGGAGAAAGATGCCATTTTCCATGAGCTAATGCGTGTTCATGGTGAATCATCCAAACTCTTACTAAAGGCTGAGAAAGAAATCCTATACCTCAAATCATTGTTAGATGGTCCAGAGGATGGGGATGCAAGACACTGAGCGTTTAGCTAAAGAGCGCCTGATGTTCAAGACCGAGATGATGAGGGCGCTTTCTTGCAAGACCAAGAAGCAGAAGATCGCCTTGGCAGCCGAGTGGCGGGAGAGGTTTAGTGCAATGACCTATGCAAGCCTGATAGACCTTGCTAAGAACCATACAGCTCGTTTAAAGGTAGCTTATTGGGACTTACCTAACTTTGAAACAAAGAGATTGGATAAACACAATTGAAAACCTGTGCCGTAGTAACCGTAACCAATGGCAAGCGCCCAACGGAGTTAGCAAATTGCATTAAATCTATTGCAAGCCAACAAGGGATAACCCCTACGCATTACATTTTGTGTGACGGGGACTTTAATACCTTTGTTGAACTCAGAAGGCTTTACGCCAATGGGTGTGTAAAGATCTGCTACTGGGATGGCAAGATCGGTGGTAACGGGTATGCGGGTCAACGGTGGTTAGCCGCAGCTCCTCAATTGATTACCGAAGATGTCACTTTCTTTTGTAATGACGATGATTGGTATTCTCCTGACCATGTAAAAAGTATCATGGATAAGATTGATGAGGGCTATGATTGGGCTTATAGCCTTAGATCAGTTCACGATAAGGAGGGCAACTTTTTGTTTGATGACAATTGCGAAGCCCTCGGAGAGCTACACGATACTTGGAATATCCCAGGTCATCGCTTTGTAGATTGGTGTATGTGGGGTATGAAAACCGAATACCTCAAACAACTGGCTATTTTGCTAAACCGCCCTGATCCTACGGTAGATCGCCAGTTTTATCAGGCAGCTACCCGTATTGTTCCTAATTTTGCTGCTACAGGTAAGCACACCTTTCATTTTAGGATGGGTGGGAGCTGTGGCGTACAGCCTGAGTTCTTTATTGAAGGCAACAAGCGCATTTTGGAGAAGTTTGACGGTAAATTGCCTTGGATCACCACATGAGCGACTTTAATCTCAAGCATTTCTATCATTTTTGTAATCAACTCAAGATTGAAACAAAAGAACAAGGCTTACGCAAGCTCGATAACCTCATGGGTTCTCAGACCTATGTCATGAACGAAATGGCTAAAGGATTGGCAGATGGATGCCATTTCTTTGTCATTCTGAAAGGAAGGCAACTTGGAATCACCACAATCTCCCTCGCACTTGACCTTTATTGGCACTTCACCCACCCAGGGTTGCAAGGAACGCTCACAACAGACACCGAAGAAAATCGAGATATGTTCAGAAGCACCCTCGCAATGTACATGGATGGTTTACCCAAAGAGTACAAAATCCCGATCCTTACTCACAACAGGAACGCCCTTGCCCTCAAAAATCGCAGTCGATTGTTTTATCAAGTCGCTGGGCTTAGAGCGAAAGGATCTCTGGGTCGTGGGAAAGGTATCACCTTCCTTCATGGCACAGAAACAAGCTCGTGGGGTGACGAAGAAGGACTAGCTTCCCTGTTAGCTTCTTTGGCGGAAACTAACCCTGATCGGTTATATACCTTTGAATCTACAGCTCGTGGTTTTAATATGTTTCACGATATGTACACCACTGCTAAACGGGCTAAAACCCAACGGGCAATCTTTTGTGGATGGTGGCGCAATGAGATGTATAGCCTAGATCCTGAAGGTCAGACCTACAAGGTGTACTGGGATGGCAAGCTCACTGGTGAGGAAAAGGAATGGGTACGGGACATTAAGAAACTCTATGGGGTAGAGATCAATTCTCGCCAGATAGCGTGGTGGCGTTGGAAGTTGTACGAAGGGATCAAAGATGATAGCCTGATGTATCAGGAGTTTCCGCCTACCGAGGACTACGCCTTTGTGATGACGGGAACATCGTTCTTCTCCAATGCGAGGTGTACCGATGCTGTCAAGAAGCTCAAGAAAGTTAGTTGCGATTATTACCGCTACAGCTTTGGCGTTAACTTCCAAGATACCGAAGTGCTTAAATCTACAGAACGCCTTGCCACACTCAAGATTTGGGAAGAGCCTGTGGACACTGCTTATTATGTTATCGGTGCTGATCCCGCTTATGGATCTAGTGATTGGGCTGATCGGTTTTGTATTCAGGTGTTGCGGGTATATGCAGATGGGCTTGAGCAGGTGGCTTCATTTGCCACTTCTGAATTAAACACCTATCAGTTTGCTTGGGTGATCTCTCACCTAGCGGGTGCGTACAAGAACTCCACATTAAACCTGGAAATCAATGGTCCAGGTCAAGCCGTCATCAATGAGCTACGAAACCTCAAGCGCCAAGCCTCTGCAATGGGGACAGCATTAGGGAAAGACCTGATGGATGTGTACGGCAATATGCAAAACTACATCTGGCGCAGAAACGATACCCTTGGTGGAATCAGTAATTCTATTGGGTGGATGACCACCGCAGCGACCAAAGAGCGTATGTTGACCTACATGAAAGACTACTTTGAAAGAGGTATGTTGGACTTGTGGGATATGGACACCCTTGAGGAAATGAAAACAACCATTCGGGATGGCGGATCAATTGAAGCATCAGGTAGGAACAAAGACGATAGGGTAATTGCTTGCGCCCTAGCTTGCGCTGCCTTTGCTGAACAGGTGCAGCCCAGGCTTATTGCGCAGAAGATTACCAGACAAGTTTCTAGGGTACAGGATGACTTTTCCGCAGAGCAACTCACAGTCGGAAGAAATGTCAGTGATTATCTGAAAAAGATTGGGGTTTACGGTACATGAGAGCCACACTACCTAGAACCGAACTCAGACGGGTGATGAAGCGTTTTCTGCAAGATAAAGATCGGGGAATCTCTATGCCTTTGTTTGCAGACCTTGCTGGCATCTCTTTGTCACATTTGAAGGATGTTTTTTTGAATGAAACCGAACCTTTAACCGAATATGTACAGCGTAGGGCATCAAAAGCCTATAACGAGTGGCTAAACGGTGAAGTAGCGATCATGCAAAACCGAGATACTTCTAAATTTGTCCAATACCGTAAAGAAGCACGCCCTACATTACATCGCAGTACAGGCTTGCAAGTGGTAAATGGAGAGATTAAGATTAAGGTAGGGATTAGCAATAGATATGATTATTCAGAATTAACGCTTGACGAACAATTGAAGGGGAGATAACAATGGCGGTAGTTAATGATTTTCACTGTGCAACGCATGGTTACTTTGAATCTAGGACACCTAAATGTCCAATGAAAGGATGCAATGAAGAAGTTATGGTCGTATTTTTGCAAGCGCCTAACCTCGTTAGTGCAAAAACCAAGTTCACCGATAAGTCCACCAAGCAACTCGCCATCGAGTTCGGTATGTCGGACATCAAAACCACGAGAGAAGGCGAGCATCAAGAAGGCTTCCTTACCAAAAGAAACAAGTTCACCGAAAAAGAGTACGAGCAAGCCGAAAAGTACGCAACCCGTAAAAAAGGTGTTAACAAAGATCGAATTAAACAAACAGCGCCACAGCCGACACAAGAAGGTCCAAGAGAAGCAAGACCAGGAGATGCTGCGGTCTGGGGTGGCGGTATGCAAGGAATGAATATGCAATCCATCCTAGCGGGAAGATTCTCTCAACCAGTTGGACCATCACTTGGCAAAGAAGCAGAGCCTACCAATTTTGCTCCAAGCCAAGCGGGTATTAAAACTGGACCAGTTACGCTTCCTGGGGGTACACTAAGAGATCCACAAAACTTACAGATTAAAAAATGAAAATACCTAGCGGAGAAAGTCGTGAGGATTTTTACTTAGACATCATCAACAAGTGCATGGTGTC